CAAACACAACTACTTGGCATATCTGCTGGCAGAACAGTGCGTGATATGAATTGTGAAAAATTGAAAAACGCTAAAACTATGTATGATATGGGCATGAAGGTAGCTGCTGTATCTGTAATGTGCCAAGATGAGCGTGTGTTTGACGCCATGCTAAATGCTGGCACACCTTGCCCTAAAGATGGTTTAGTTGGAGATAAAGCTAGGATTGCTTGGGAGATGGAAGCTGTAAAAGAGCAAATTGAACGTGAACAAAATAACCCAATGCGGAAGATGTTTAATGAAAACATTGAAACTAAAACGGGCTTGGGTGTTGTTATTAGCACTCTGGCCTTCTTACTCTTATTGTGATCCATACTCGTATGGTGTGACTAAGAACGCAGCTTCTAGCTCGTTAAGCTGGGGTATGGGTTCTATTTTACCATCAATACCGGGCGTTGACATAAATGGTATGGTTTACCGATACACTACCAATAAAGAAACTGATGCAGACATGAAGGTTCATGTAGGCAATAAGAATGCTAATGGTGAGGGCTATTTGTTTCGCAAAACCGATAATTGGTCTGGCGTACCGGGCAATACAATTGTTAGAACTTTCTCATTTAGAAATGTGCCTGCATCATTATGGGGTAATGGGTCAATCGAAGTTGAGGGCGAGGGAAGTGTTGAAGACCCTGTAGTTATATATAGTTTCAGAATAGACGAATGTTATGATGAGCAATCTAACCCAGCTTGCCCAGGATATATAAAACCAGTGCCAAAAATACCTGAAGTTGATGTATATGCTGCATTAGAAGATGATAATGTTTTGGCGGCGATAGATACTGAATTAGATTACGAATACGATGAAGAGGGTAATATAATACCTGAAGATGAAGATGAAGAAAAAGAAACACGCCTAGAGATGGGTTTAACTGCATCTGAAAATGCACTGACTATGTTAAGGACGCAAGGGCAGTCTGAAATCATAGCAGCTATGAACCTAAATACAGATTTAGCTATGTACTATAATTCTTCTATAAATGGTGGTATATATGATGATACAGCTCAATTAGTTGATGGAAACCTACCTGATAATAAAAAAGGTTTACGAAATAATTTAGCACAACAAATTCTGCATGAGAAAATGGTAGACATGCAATATAACAAGTGAGGTTAAAATGAAATATTTTACAATGATGCTTACAGTATGTGCATTCCCTACTTTTGCGGGCAGTGTAGATATAGTTGGTAATGTGGCCGCCAAGTGCGTGATACAAACGGATAAATCTGGTGTGTATGGAAACCCAACAGCCAGCACATTAAGTACAGCACCCGCAGATGGTGGTGTATTACCAGTTGTCAGGTTTGATGTAGCAATTGCTGATTACTATACAGCAAACATTACACATCCTACGACATTTAGCTCATCGCCAGCTTTGACTGATAGCGTAGCTTGGACAGGCTCAACAAGCGTATCAAAAACATCAGACGCAGGCATGAGTGGATATGATAGCGCAAAGGTAGTTTATGATAACACAACTGTGTTTGATTTAACTGTTGCAGGCTCTACTTGGTTTTCCACGTCTTCGACTGCGACTTACGCAGCCTCCAAGCCTTTTACTGGTGGTACATATACTGCTGTAGTTCAAGCAGAATGCATTGCTAAATAAATTATCCATATTATTCATAGGCTTGGCGTCTATAGTTCATGCACATGAAATGACGCCAGCCTATCCAAAGCTAAAACCATCTCACGTTGCTGGCGTTATGAAAGTGCAACTTTCTTTATTTAATCAACGAGAAGACGTTAAATACTACCAAATTGAGTTATTTGATTTAGACTTTAATAGTATGCCATTTTCTTCTACATATAGAATTATGAAAGTTGATCATAAAGAAAGAAGAGACTTTGAGGTGTATATACGCAGATCAGATTTAAATAATCCGTTATACGTTTGCACAATATCTAAGGTTGTTAAATCGCGTGGAACAAGAACGCTAATTTCTTCAAGAATATGCTCAAAAATTAATGGAGGAAACTAAATGAAATATGCGGTTATTTTATCCATAATTGCTGGTGCAGCATGTGCAGAAAGCACAAACCTTGCTTTATCACTGCCTAACCCACCATTAAATTACCAGAGTGACAGATTTAGGGCGGGTAATTTAGATTGTGCTAATGCAGTTGGCGGAGGTATTAATTTAGAATTTGGCGTAACTGGCGTTGTTAATAATGTTGGTGGTACGTTTGCCTCATCAGGCAGTATATCCCAAGGTAAGGATATTGGTATATATACAAGAATAGTCATACCACTGGATAAGCCAAGATCACGCATTAACTGTGATGACTTATACCAAGTAGAGCTGACACAGCGTAGGCTTGAGATACAGATGCTACGTGATGAGCTTGAGCAACTTAAAAGCCTGCAAGCAAAAGGCAACGAGATGGACTTTGAAAACTAATGGATACAACAAAGATAGCAGATGACATTGATGGCTTGGCTGACCGCCAAATCAAAGCTGGTGGCATGAAACTTACGGCTGGTTCTATCATGGCTATATTTGCATTCTTATCTACTATTGTTGGCGGCTTGTATGGTGGGTTTGTACTGTATCAGAAAATTGAAGCTGTAGCTGGGTTGGATATAGAAGCTTATCAGCAAAATATGGATGTAATGGACGCAAAAATTACGGGCATATCTGAAAAGGTAGAAGAAAGCGTGGAATATACCAGGGATATAAAGAATGGCCTGAAAGACGATATACTACGCATAGAGCAACAGACAGATCGCATTGAGGATATGGTGCGTAAATCTGAAGACAAAGTTAGGGACATGATAGATGGCGCGGAGGTACGCTTTGAAAATCAGCGTGAACGTGTTAGAGTTTCCCAAAGTGGTGCAATGAAAGAACTTGAAGAAACTTTGATGGATAAGTTGCAACGCGCATTGGACAACCCGTTAGCAGATTAGGATTATAACATGGATGAGTTTAAAAAATTTGACGTAGATGGCAATGGTAGCATAGACCAAGCCGAGTGGGATCGCATGGCGCTTGAGGATAGGCGCTTACGAATGCAAGATGAAGACGCCCAACGTGATGCACAGCGTAAGATGACATGGTACGCCCTGTCAGGGATGCTCCTATACCCCTTTGCGGTCATCTTGGCAGATGTATTTAGTTTAACTGAAGCCGCCAGAATATTAGGCTCAATGGCTTCAATTTACTTTGTATCTGTTGCTGGCATAGTGTCAGTATTCTTTGGTGCAAACGCATTAGCGAAAGGTAAACAAAATGATGAGTCTCGTAAGTAATTTAATAGGCCCTGTTTCTGGCCTGTTAGACAAAGTTATAGAAGATAAAGATCAGAAAGCACAGTTGGCTCACGAAATAGCCACCATGTCTGATAACCATGCCCAACAAGCATTAATGGGTCAATTGGAAATAAACAAAGCTGAAGCTGCATCTGGCTCTATATTTAAGGGTGGATGGCGTCCATTTATCGGTTGGGTATGTGGTGTAGCCTTTGCTTACCACTTTGTATTACAGCCATTGATCGTGTTTGGTGTAACTGCTGCTGGCGTTGATATACCAGAGCTACCAGAGTTTGATATGGGTTCACTTATGACTGTGATGATGGGTATGCTCGGATTAGGCGGAATGAGATCAATAGAAAAATTGAAAAAAATTGAGAAATAGGAGATAGATAATGGCAAATTCATTATACGGAAATATTGCAAAGAAACGTAAGCGCATTAAAAATGGTAGTAACGAAAAAATGCGTAAGCCCGGTGCAAAAGGCGCGCCAACTGCGGGCGCTTTCAAAGCAGCAGCTAAAACTGCCAAAAAGAAACCAACTCGGAAAGCTTAATTATGAGTGAAGCAATGAAAAAGCTCCAAGAGAAAGTTGGCGTTGGTGCTGACGGACATTTTGGAAAGAACACGGCAAAAGCCATCGCAGAGCATTACGAGCTATCTGATGAGAGAGCTGCGCATTTGATGGGTCAAGCAAGCCACGAAAGCGGTCACTGGCGTCATACAAGGGAAAACCTAAATTATAGTGCTGAAAGTATGATGCGCGTGTGGCCTAGCCGCTTCCCTGATTTAGCTTCAACTGAAGGGCTTGCAAGAAACCCAAAAGCTTTAGCTGAAAATGTTTACTTTGGTAGATTAGGTAATGATTCTAAAACAAAAGCAAGCTTATATGTAGGACGTGGATTTTTACAATTAACCGGGTTTGCAAACGTCAAAGCATTTGCATCTGATATGGGTGTTCCAGAAGTTATTGAAGACCCACAGTTACTTGAGGATGAGTATGCGTTTGAAACAGCATTATGGTTCTTTAATAAAAACAAATTATTCGACATTGCAGATAAAGGTGTGAATGAAGAAATAATTAAAAAGATAACCAAAAGGGTAAATGGTGGTTATCATGGTTTAGATGATCGCATAGAGCAAACAAACAAAATCTATGAATGGCTCACATCATAATAATAACATTGGTAGAGCTGGTGAATTTCTGGCTCTATCTAAGTTAGCTTTCGTTGGCATTTCATGCACTCTAGTTCAACATGATATAGATGATGCATATATTAAAACGCCAAGCGGTAAGCTACTGACCCTGCAAATCAAAACAGCAAATACAAAATCAGGAAATCGCAATCAATATAGATGGCATACGAGTTCTGTAGAAGGTAAGAAAAAATCAGATATATATGCTTTGGTGGCTTACGAAATAAACAAAGTTTATTGGGTTCGGGGTGATGATAAGATAATTAAAAAAACATCAACTCGCTTACACCCAGAAGCATTTGACAATGAAAACGAATTATTAAATCAAGTTATAAATAGCTTTGAAGTTTAAATAAACTGCTTGTATGTAATGTGTATAAACCATATTAAAACGTGTGGGCAATGTCGGGCAGATCGTTGCTCACACGAAATCAATGCAATGTATCTTTATCAAATATACTTTGGTCATGTAGTTCAATAATTAATTCTGCCAATGCCTGCATAACTGTCCTTTGATCTGTGATTAACAGTCTGTCAGATATATAATCACAAAGCAGGTCAAGCTCCTCATCAGCTTCAGCACTATTTTCGCACGTTAAATCTAATGTAAGTTTTATATTAAAGTCTGACACGTCATAGCCTTATAAAAGTGGGCTGTGCCGAAGAGGGAGGGAGAAAGGCACAGCCCTAGTAAAGCGGGTCACACTGAGCAATCAAGTGTTGGAGGAGGAGAAACCCGCTTAATTAAGCATAACCTAAATATGCTACTCTTTGCAAGCGTCTGACATCTCCGCAGCCAATGCAGCATAACCCGCTGCATCTGTGCTGGAATCAATATGCCCACCATTGCGTAATCTTGCCATTTTAAGCAATACCATCATATTACAAACATCAGATGCATCAACTTTATGCCCCATATAACTTGTCCACATTTCTGCTATTGTATTAAAGTTTTCTTTTGGCGTGCCGTAATCTTTTTCCCTGTCACCATTAATTAAGTTTAAAGCCTGCATTAAAACATCTGATCTAATGTTGCTGTATTCTTTCATTATTCAATCCTTTGCTTCGCTTTACCGCTATTATCAGTAAACCACATAAACCCGTCATTTAGTGCTACATGACCTGATCCTATAAGTGAAGTTAAAGCTTGCTTGTAACTTGTCTTGGGATTACTTGCACTACTGCATTTCCCAATAAAGTGATCCTTAACAGTTTCTTCAGATATAACATGGTAAGCCCTTGGTTCAGGCCAGCCAACACCACCAGGGTTTGGATTACCTAAACCTTCTGATCTTAACTGTTTAAAGACACTGCGAAGTAAAGTTTGGTTTTTACCTTTTATTTGCGGGCGGCTTGCCTCTTCTACCTCTTCAGATGATGCTTTCTCTATTACGCATGTTGTAACTGCATCACCATCATCATCTTGGCCTAACTCAATAACTTTTAATTTAAAATTAAATATTGCTCCAGTTTCCAAATCCCTTTGTTTGGTGGCCTTTGCAGTACGCAATCCTGTTTCCTCATTGTAATCTAATTCTATTTCAGTATCAGTTGCAGCTCGCAAAGAACTATGGCCTCTTGCACCTGCTGCCTTGTCTTTCCCTGAATGATGTACTGTAGCAACATGCGCTCCAGTAAGCTCACGTAACTTATCGCAATTACCAATAAACTTTGTCATATCTTCTGGGCTATTCTCATTTGCACCAGACATAGCTCTTGATAAAGTATCTATTACAATCATTTTAACAGGCCCATGTATTCGTGAAACCTCACGACATAACTTAGCCAGCACATTCATATCTACATCTGCATCAAGCATATTTACTGGAGATGGCCTGACAGCTAATTTAACGTCTTTG